TCATTTATTCAAAGGAAAACTGCCCGCACTGCTTAAAAATTAAACAAGTCATGGACTTGACAGAACAGAAGTATGTGGTCTATACTCTTGACATGGACTTTACCCGAGAGGATTTCTATGGTAGATTTGGTGAGGGTAGCACCTTCCCACAAGTGACTATTAACGAACAAAATGTTGGAGGCTGCAGTGAAACAATCAAATATTTACGAGAGCAGAGAATCCTCTGACATTCCACTAAATAGAGGCGTAGAACTAATCCTCAACGGAGTCAAGAAACCAAAGCAATTATTCAATCTGAGTCTTAAACAACGATTTAGATTATTCAAAAGAGAAATTTCAATTAGTTTTGCCCTCTCTTTTGACATCAAAAAACATTAGGAGAGGAACCATGTTAGCAGTCTCACTCGTTTTAGGATCATTCCTTTTGGTTGGTGCCTTCCTTACAGGATCCATTTTTGGGTGGATTGTAAGAGAGAATGTCACATCATTCAATGTTCCTCAGGGTCTACACCCAGAAATGTACGATGAAGAAGGCGGTATCCTTCCCGATCAACTGATTGCATTTCGTTTTGAAAATGGATTTGAAGACGACGAAGATGAAAATGATTAAAAATGGAGTTTAATTATGGCTAAAAAATTACCCCCAAACCCGCTACAATCCGAAATTCTGCAAGCTGTATCAAGCGCAAAAACTAAAGCATCGAAGATTAATCTACTTAGAGAATATCGTAACCCTGCTTTAGTTTCTTTACTTATCTGGAATTTTGATGAATCAATCAAGAGTTCTGTTCCAGATGGTGAAGTGCCATACACTCAAAGTGATAAACCCATTGGTGATGGCATTTCTCGTCTTGCTAGCAATCAGAGAATGTTTTATAATTTTGTAGAGGGTGGAAATGTAGATCTCACTCGCACTAGACGTGAGTCACTTTTCATTGAATTACTTGAATCTCTTCACAAAGATGAAGCAGAACTTTTATGTTTAGTAAAGGATAAAAAAATTGGAAGCAAATACAGAATCACAAGAAACGTTGTTGCCGAAGCCTACGAGGACATCAAGTGGGGAAATAGAGTCTAATATGTCTTGGACTGAGGAAGAAAAATCTTTATGTAAAGAAGCCTATGGATGCACAATCTTGACAATAGATTGTGCTCCTTCTGATGCAAAAGAAAAAAGTCTTCCTATGGATGCATTTTTAGTAGAATATCGGATTGATGGTGAAGTCCATTATGATATTACTCGATCATCTAAAGAATCCAAACTATTCGATATGTATTATGATAAATTTGGTAAAGATTTTATCGGATTCGCATGGGCATCGGGCACAATCAAACCTAAACTTTGGGGATATAAAGCACCTGAAGAAAAGAAGAAAAAACGCTAGAAACGTGGTACAATAACGTGTACGAAGACATGGACTGTTACGATAAGGCGATCCAACTCTTTGGAAGAAGAGTGGGTATGATTTGTGCCATGGAAATGGGAAAGAAACTTAGTGCCGAAACCGCCTATGCTAACATTAAGATGGAGTTGAAGGAACTTAAAAAAGTCCGTAAAAAGTGGAACAAAAACAATGAGAATGAAAGCGAATGAATGTTAAACTGATTTCTGTAACACCCGAAGCAGAAAAAAATATTGCCTATTGTGCTCGCGTAAGTAATCCATCAAATCAGGATAATCCTAACAGTGCTGGTCTATTGAAGTATTGTATCAATCATCAGCACTGGAGTATTTTTGAGATGGCATTTATGACGTTAGAAATTGAGACTACCAGAGGATTGGCAGCTCAAATTTTGCGCCATAGATCATTTACTTTTCAGGAATTTTCACAAAGATATGCTGATAGTTCTTTGCTGTCAGATAGAATTCCTATGTTTGATATCCGTCGTCAGGATACAAAAAATCGTCAAAACAGTATTGATGACATCGATCCTTTTGAACGTCAGCATCTACAAGTTCTAATTCAAAAGTATTTTGATGAAGGTATGGATCTATATCGTGAAATGCTTTCTCGCGGTGTGGCAAAGGAATGTGCTCGTTTTGTGCTTCCTTTGGCTACTCCCACCAAAATCTATATGAGTGGATCAGTTCGTTCATGGATTCATTACATTGAATTGAGATCTGCTAATGGAACTCAGAAGGAGCATATGGATATTGCAAACGAATGTAAGTGTATCTTTGCTGGTCAATTCCCAGTGATTGCTGAGGCACTTGGGTGGACAGAACATACTAAATAATTGAGTTGAGATCCTAATTTATGGCTACATATCCTGTCGTTAATACCAAGACTGGTGAGACAAAAGAAGTGAGAATGAGTGTGCATGAATGGGACCAGTGGTGTGAAGACAATCCAGATTGGCTTCGCGATTATTCAGACCCGTCAACTATGCCTGGTGTAGGTGAAGTTGGTGAGTGGAAGGATAAACTGGTCGCAAAGAAACCTGGTTGGAATGAAGTTCTCGATAGAGCATCAAGAATGCCAGGTGCCAATGTAACAAAAATCTAGTAAAAAACCTTATGCCCGCAAAAAAGAGAAAGAACTCAGCTTCACAACCGATTGGTGTTGGTTTAACTGCAAAGCAGATGAAACGTAAAAAACCAATTAATTCAGACTTAATGGTTGACATTGCACCATTAACTGAGAATCAGAAGAAATTTTTTGATGCATATAGTGAGGGAAAACATCTAGTTGCATACGGATGTGCAGGAACAGGAAAAACTTTTATTGCGCTTTATAATGCACTTGCAGATGTTCTCAATGATGTTACACCATACGAAAAAGTGTATGTTGTTCGTTCTCTAGTTGCAACCAGAGAGATTGGATTTCTCCCTGGAGACCATGAAGATAAATCTTCACTTTACCAAATTCCTTACAAGAATATGGTAAAATACATGTTTGAGATGCCCACCGATACAGACTTTGAAATGCTGTATGGAAATCTCAAAGCTCAAGAAACTGTAAGTTTTTGGAGCACTTCTTTCATTCGTGGCACTACTTTTGATAATGCAATTCTTATCATCGATGAATTTCAAAATCTAAACTTCCACGAACTAGACTCTATTATCACCCGTGTTGGTGAGAACAGTAAAATCATTTTTTGTGGTGATGCTACCCAAACTGATCTTACTAAAACTAATGAAAAAAATGGAATTGTTGATTTCATGGGTATCCTTAGAAAGATGCCATCATTTGATCTTGTAGAGTTTGGTGTTGACGATATCGTAAGATCTGGTATCGTGAAAGAATACCTACTCGCAAAATTGGACTCTAATCTATAATGTTTAATCACCTTGATATTTCTTTTGATGATGAATTAAAAAGAGAAGAGATTGACGGCGTAAGGCACTATGTGGTGCCTTCTGCCAAAGATCTTAAGTTTGTCTCGATTACTTCAGTTTTAAGCTGGATTAATCGGGACAAATTTGCTAAATGGAGAAAAAAGGTTGGTAATGAAGAGGCAGATAAAGTTCTAAGGAAGTCATCTAGCCGTGGAACTGACATGCATACATTAACTGAGCATTATCTGAGGAATGAAGATTTACCCAAAGTCAAACCGCTTCCAGATATGTTATTTAAGATTGCCAAACCAAATTTAAATAAGATTAATAACATCCATGGTCTTGAGAAAAGACTATATAGTAGGAACCTTAAAGTCGCTGGAACAGTCGATTGTATTGCCGAGTATGAAGGAGAACTGGCAATAATCGACTTCAAAACTTCAAAAGCACCAAAACCTAGAGACTGGATTGACGGTTATTTTGTACAATGTGCAGCATATGCTTGCATGTTGTACGAGCTTACTGGTATAATAGTTAAGAAGTTTGTAATTATCATGTCATGCGAAAATGGAGAGTGCGAAGTCTATGAAGAATACGACAAAGCAAAATACATCCATCTGTTGGGTGAATATCTACGGAGATACAATGAAAAATGAACTAAAAAAGGAATTAGAAAAAAAATTCATTACCTCTGAGAAATTCTGCCAAGAGATTGAACAGATTGTTCTTAAAGAAAAGATGAATTATATTGATGCAATCGTTTTTTTCTGTGAGAAAAATAATATTGAAGTTGATACTATTTCAAAACTAATCACCAAGCCATTGAAAGAAAAATTGAAGTGGGATGCAATCCGCCTCAACTTCATGAAGAAGACTTCTAAGGCAAAACTACCTATCTAAATATATCAGGGTCGAGATTTAAAATGAGTGATTTTATGAATTCAGAATTTGTTCAAGAATCCTTGGACAATATTGAACGCCTTCAAGGTGAGGTGTTTAATGATGCGTTTAATTACAGTCAATTTAATGATGATGAAAAAAGAGAACATCTTGAAAAAATGGCAGAGTTAATCGAAGCCCAAAAAATGATGTATGTTCGTATGTCATTGAGTGATGATCCAGAAGCGATTGAACGTAGAAAACATATTGAAGAATTCGTTAAACTTATGGGTTTTGGCAACGGTGTAGACGTTCGTAGCGTCTTTTCCGAAATGCATCAATACCTACAACAGGCGAAGAAAGACCT